GGCAATTCGATTGCTTCTGATGAGTACGGCACTGGTATTATTTCCAAACCAGCCGCAGCAATTGCTAGAGCGGCTGGACAGTTGTCTTCACTCCCTGTTATTGGTCCGTACATGACAGCTTCGCAGATTGCAGCTGGTGCTACTGCTAATATTGCCAAAGTTTTTGGTTATAGCAGACCAGCCGTCATCACTGATACGCAGATTATGAAACCTTCGCCTACTGGTAATTTGGCATCTACTGATGCAGCCGATGCCGTCATTAAGTTGACGCTCGACAGCAAAGCCGAGCTAACGGTAGATTCTCGAACAGTTGGCCTTGCAGGTCAAGACGAGATGGGTATCACTGAGTATTGTATGCGAGAAAGCTACTTAACCTCGTTTGCATGGGAGCCTGACCAGGCTACGGACTCTCTCCTTTGGAACACTCGAGTACTGCCAATGCAGCTCGATAACGTGAGCGAAGAAATTCATATGACTCCCCTTGCTCACATGGCAACATGTTTTGGAAATTGGCAAGGGTCACTCAAATTCCGATTTCAAATCGTGAAGAGTGATTTTCATAAAGGGCGTATTCTAGCTCGCTGGGATCCTAATCAATTCACTTCATCTGTAAATTATAATACGAATTATTCTCGTGTGATTGATATCGCAGAGACAGATGACTTTGAAATTGTGGTTGGTTGGGGTCAATCTTCACCCTGGAAGGAATGTGGATCCCCGTACGCTACGGGATCGAACTTTTCTGCTGTTTCTAGGTTACAAACAATTGAACAGCAAGCCAACGGAATTCTTGAGTTGGCCGTTCTGAACGAACTTGTTAGTCCCAGTATTGATGCACCCATTTCTATTAATGTTTTCGTTTCAGCTTGTGATGACTTTAAGCTGGCGAATCCTTCAAATTCGAAATTGAGTTATTTTCATTTGTTTCCTGTTCCACCGGGTGATAAAAAAGGTCCTGAAGTGCAGGACGTTGGCTTGGGACCAGGTGGAGAAGGTGATCCGTCAAATGGAGAATATGATGTTCTCCCCTCCCAGTCTTCTGAACCAAATGTTGAGACTGGTGACTCTACTGAGTCTGATAAACCTACGTCATCTGGAGAGATAATCTCAATTGCGTCCAAATCGGACCCAGATGACAATACATATATGGTTTATTATGGTGACCCACCTACTTCCATTCGCGAGTTGTGTAAACGTTATTGTTTCACTCGCATGTGGTTCCCTGAGAGGGCAGATACTGCTACTATACGTATCAATGGCCTTAGGAACAAGGATTTACCATACCATACTGGATGGGACCCCGACGGAATTGATACTTCCACTGAGACTGGTAATCAAATGACTGTAGGACCAACTGCATTTCATAGTTGGTTTTTACCTGCATATGCAGGCTACAGGGGAGGTATGCGAAAAAAGTACTTTTTCACTGGAAACTTGAAACAGTCTCCACAAGTAGGCCGATTGTTATACTATTCTGATGGCAACGGATCTTCTTACGATTCGGAGCTCGCAGCTAATCATTCGAATGACATGAGGCAGAAATATTACTCGTCTCGTTGGAATACATCGGCCGGTACAGGTACTGCCGCGACTAACATGTCAATTAATGACACAATTGAGGTCGAACTTCCATTTTATTGGAATAGGCGTTTCGCTGCTTCTCGTCAGGTTGGAGCACAAACCCTTCAGTGCAACTCTCATAGAGTTGTGACCACTGCCGCGACTATCCCGGGGGAGGTACAAAATGAAGATTCTCTCGGCTTGTTTTATCAGCAACACGATGCTGTAGCCGAAGATTTCTCCCTGTTTTTCTATACAGGTGTGCCCAGATATTATTTCTATTCTCTTAATGAGACTAGTTAGATGGTGGTCTTTTTCATATTTATTACATAATTTATATATATTTCTCAGAATTTACTGTAAGATTCTGGTTCTGAGAAATTATCCAACAGAATCGCTAACCCATGTATTGCGAAAGTAATATATGGGCTAATCAAATGGATGGCCCATTTGTGCGGCGCTAGCGCGTCGTGAGACTATGCTAACTCGAATGAGTTAAGTCTGGAGTTTTTGTAAACTTGGAGCATAGTCTCCAGGTGTTTTTATCCAGGCCATAACTTTAAGAGTCAGACGTCTCGCTGTACACAAAGCCAGATCTATGAGGTTTTTCTTACATTTTTATCTAGTAAGTTTCCTTTTAGCGGATTTGTGTCGAAGAGCA